GCTAGCTAAGAACGAAGCTGAGTCGCAACGTATGGTTAACGAGTATCGTGAGAAGGGCTACCCAGGCGTAAAGCCCCTGTTCCCAAAAAATTAGACCCCCTACGGGGTCTTTTTTTATCCTAGTCGGAACGAATCAGGACTAGGTGCTGTATTCATTATAGTATCAGTTCTTCTTCAGTGGCGACAGGGGCTTCTGCTGGCCCGAGTACGGGGTAATCGCTGAACGGGTGGTGCGGTAGGTCCGTCGGTGGTCGCATCGCAAATTCTGCTAGTGCCCGTAGTAGCCGTAAAGGATTTTTGACGTATCGTTCGTGTTCGTTTTTTGCTTCCATGCCCTCAGCATACACACCAAGGAGAACGGGAGCAAGACAGGGGGACCTGTAGTATAGGCACCAACAGGCTTGATTTTTGGCCTTGCCCCGTTCGTAGGGAAAGTACGTTGATGTAACCGTGAAGTACACCAACTCCCTTACAGTGCTCCTATATATCATACTTGTCAATGATTTTTCAAGATAATAAAAAAAAGACCTGCGGATTCACGGTCCGCACGTCTAGTGTATATGCTCCGTTTTACGCCCGGAGCAACGGCGTTTCCCATCCCAAGGAAAATTGTGAGGACCGCTCACTCGGAGATATCCCCGTTGGGGGAATCACCTCCTAGGCAGGGTCCCTGAGATAGACGGGGACGGAAATGGCAGGCACCACCTGCAGGTGACGGTTGTTGCGACGGATGCGCTCGCCCTGAAGCGAGTCCATCTCGTCCTGAATGCGGTCGAGCCTGTCGGGCACGGCAGCGATGAGCCTGTCGAGTTGCTCATTCGAGAGCGACCGCAGGTTCACGGGACAACCGTTGATGATGTGCTTCACCGTTCCCCCCTATGGGATGTTTGTGTTGGATGTTCCAACTGTCTGAATGATACTCCAGATTTAGTACCGACGCCATACCAAAACGACCATATGTAGCGTAGACGCCCGACCAAAAATAGTAGTATACTGAAGACGACCAGCCCATGAGCGATGACACTTACCAGTTACCGTTTCGGGCCTAGGCAAACCAAAAATATAGGTTTATAATTAGAGGCGGTAAGTGTTACACGCTTGGGTGACCCCCGCCTCTAGTAGGATGGGGGTTTTCTTATGTCCAAACGAGTGGACGAAATATACGACGAGATAAACGATAAGTTCACGTTCAGGATTTTCCTAGGTGCACCGATGTTCTACGACTCGGACAAGAAGCGATACGTGCACCTGAATGAAACGACGATGCTCCGCATCCTGCACCGCCACTCGAGTATCAAGCCACGAGCCAAGCAGAGCGAAGCGAAAGAGGTGTTCGAGCTTGTCAGTTCACTCTCGACCGACATCGACGCTCACAAGCACCTGATACTATTCGGTGACGACTATGCCACGCAGAAGGTCTGGAACATGGAGGCGGTCGAGTGGGAGACAGTTCCGAAAGACATTTCTCATATAGTATGGAGAAGTTCGACAGCTCCGAGCGACGACCCCGACGCAATCGCAGCCGTTCGAAAGTTCTTGCTCGAAGTAGCCAAGGGCGACGAACGCCATATGCAGGACATCTTACAGGCGTGTGCCCCGCTGTTCACCGCATCAAAGCCCCTAGGTGTCATATGGTTCTCTGGCAATGGGCGTAACGGTAAGAGTGGAGTCGTAACACTCCTGCACAAACTATTGGGCGACTACCTGACCAAGATGACGCTGCACCAGATAGAAGACGGCAAGATGACCCCCGCATTGAACGGTCACCTCGGTAACATCCTAGAAGAATCCAGTGAAGGTTACATCAACGACTCCGAGAAGTACAAGATTATTGGTGAGCACGGCACATTCTTAGTCCGTAAGTACCACTCGCAGGACAGCATCAAAGTCGATACCAGCATGATGCACACTATCTTCAATACGAACAATATCCCGAACTTTGCCGACAAATCATCAGGGGTCAGGGCCCGTACAATTATCGTTCCGTTCCTTGCGACGTTCAAAGAAGACCCGAACTTCTTCAAGAACACATTCACCGACGAGTTTATGAGTGCCTTCCTGCACCTAGTAACCGAGGCAGCACAGCAGATACGTGACCAGAACTACACCTATAACTGGGGTCCGATTACCAGCGGTGAAAAACAGACGTACGACGACGAGGTGAACACCGTAGAGGCATACATACGCTACCTGCGAACCAAAGCCATTACAGGGTTCACGAACTGGCGTCAGCTCCGTATCCACTACGAAAACTGGTGCACCGATAATGGCGAGGTGCCACTCGGGCTCAAGGCCATGAAAGCTACATTTAAGCACATTACGAATGCTACTGATAAGGTGATGCGTGAAGGCAATCTAGTTACTCGACGTTGGGTAATCGACAAGCCAAGCGACGCCAAGATTAAGCGTTCGGTCCTACTCGACGGCATCGGTCTATGGGTTGACCCCGCCAAAGACGACGCCCTGAAGAAGGAACCACAAACGAAGCTCGACATTGAAGGGCTGGCGTGAAAGACAAACTACTCGCAGCGTTCATAATCCTCGAGTACGCTATATTCATTTATCTATTGTGGCAACTACTAACAGCATTAGGAATAGGAGTATACCCATGACATTAAAAGCCACCAGTAAAGCTAGCGGACCCGTTAAGTCCAATCCTGAGTGGGAGCAACGAGCCAAAGAAGCACTAGCCCGCCTAGCGAAACACAAGCACGCACTCGTAAGGAAACCACGCAGTGAGCAATAAAATAGAGTTCGACACCCGACTTCCCCGCTTATCGGTATGGGCAATAGACGACGACGCCATCTGCATGGATATGGGTTCCGTTACCCATGAGGACATAACCGACCAGCAAGCCATCATGGGGCTACGCAAGCTGCGGTGGAAACTCGTATCACGATTAGACGCTCTTGACCGTGAATTGGAACGCTTAGTGGAGCGCAACCAACCGACCGAGCATAAGGCCGACGAGCTACGTGCTACATTCGCAAAGGCTGACAGATACTTCCGAGAGGAGTATCCTAGGGCACTAGAGATAGCCTTAGCCGAAGCGGGCATCGAAGCGAAATGATATGAAACCTGATTACGACACGCTACCTAAACGACCGACCGAGTTCTTCGAGTTCTTAATCGAACAGCGGTGGAGTTACTTCGTATCCCTGGATACCGAGGAGCTGAATAATAACCAGATGAGCATCGTCGCCCTGGTGAAAGCGTGTCGCTCTAAGAACCTGAAAGCCATCAAGGCGGGGATGAACCGTATCGACGGTAAGCTCGCTGTCGTTGTAGAGGTCGAGCAACCACGGTTCTATATGGAGTACCCTAATGCCCCGACTACTGGACTACTAGAGGCCCCGAAAGTGGACACGTTCAAGAAGAAGGCGGAGGATGAGCACATCCCAACTACGGGGCTCCGTAATACCTTACGGGTGCTAGGTAACGCCAAGACTGGGGCGGTAAACCATCTGCTAGACCTAGCTGGTCAGGTAGAGCGCCTGGCTATGGACGGTATAACCCCAGCTGACAAGCAGAACCCGTTCGTTAAGAGCATCATCATGGCATCCCTACTTAGCATGGGTCATTCGGGGGACTTAACAGCCATCTTCGAGATACTAGACACCATAGATGGGGTAGTAGCTGACAAGGTGAAACTACTTGGGGATGACGTGGTACTGCAGAATCATAGTCTAGTAGCCCCTCCTGGAGCCTACTTAGGACCCAATGGGGTACCCACTATGGATATGGCAAGTCAGGCTAATGCGTGGGGGCAAGCAATCGCATCTAAGAGGGGTATAGACCTGGCTATACAGGAGAATAATAGTGAGCGAAGCTAGTCTCCAGGGGACGGTAGTTAAGTACCTAAAGGCCCAGGGATGCTACGTCATTAAGACCACTCCTGGCCCTGGAGTACCCGTCGGGTGTCCTGACATAATATTCTTCAAAGACGGTTTCTGGGGTGGGCTCGAAGTCAAAGCCAGTAAAACCGCACCGTTCCAACCGCTCCAAAAGCTGACTATAGAGAAGCTCGACAAGATGTCCTGGTGTAAAGCTGTATATCCAGAAAATTGGAAGACAATCAAGCTTGAACTGGAGCAGATACTGGCGTAGATTAAGGATAGTGATGGTTTTTGGTTTTCCATCACGGTTATTGGTCATAGGTCGACTATTACTCGCATCTCAGTCGACTACGGTAAATCCTTTCTGGCAGAGGCCCCGCTCCCACTTGCGGGGTCTTTGTTTTGTTGTACTTTTAGGACTACGCATATGCTATTATTAAGCTATGAAAATAAGGGTCTCGTAACTCGGGGGTAAAAAACAAATGGCTGGTGTATATTGGCAGGGTAATAACGGAAATCTGTATGTAAAAGGCGCAGGTTTCGACGGTGTTAAAGACTTGGGTGCATACGACCAAGCAATCGGTATCATCAACCAGGGACAGTACGGTATCGGCCCATACGTCGGTTACACGGGTATCGGTACTCAGGCTAACGTCCCAGCTGCTCCTGCTAACAACAACCAGCAACTAGCACCAGAGGTTACTGGTGGCGGAAGCGGTGGCGGTGCCTCCCAGTTCGTAGATACTTCAGCAGCTCGTGCCACTACCCAAGGACAAATTGACTCCCTCGGCCGACAGCACGCCAACATGGACGCTTCAGCCCAGGCCGAATACGACCAGCTTATAGCTCAGTACGGTGAAGAGAACGCAGCTAACGAAGCTAACTACACTGGCCAGGTGACCAAGAACGAGAACGTCCGCTCAGGTGGCATCTCGCAGTCACTCGCATCAGCAGCCCAAGGTGGTAAAGGTCTTCGTGCCTCACTCGCAGCCATGGGTGCACTCGGTGGAACTGGTAGCCTACTTGCTAACCGAGCAGTCGCCAGCTCAGCCAACAAAGACGTCGGTGGCGTCAACGAGACCTTCGACACGAACGCAGAGAACTTGAACTCAGCTTGGAAGCAAACTGAGCGTGAACAACGTCAACGTAAGTCTGACGCTGATAGCTCACTGGTCAACGCCAAGACCAGGAACGCAGGTAAAATCGCAGAACAACGACAGTCTGCATTCGAAAAGATGGCTGGCTTCTGGGAACAAGCTGGTAACAAGGGTGAGGCTACTAACTGGCTCTCTAAGATGGGCGGTGAAAACGCTGCTATCGAAGCTGCATCACGAACGGCAACCCCAGGCTTCCAACGAGCTAGTGCAGCCTTCAGCCCACAAGCACTCAAGAACTACCTCGCTGGTGGTCAAGACATGAGCGTCGAAGCTGCACCTGCAGTAGGCGGACCAGGAATGCCTGGCGGTAACGGAGCAATTTACGCATCTCCACGTACTCGTCGAGAAGAATACGCATAGGGGGCTGAATGTTCGACTGGATTTCAAAGCTCTTCGGCGGTGGTAACCAGCAGAAGAGTTCATCACCCAAACCCCAATCTCGTCCTCAGCCTAATCCGCTGACTCAGATGCCATCCATGGGAAGCAGTCGTCCGATGGTCGATTTGGCTGCCCAGGCTCGTGAAGAGGAGCGTCGTCGCCGTGAAGAGGAACGTAAGGCTAAGCAAGCTGCTGACGCTGCTAAGAAGGTCAAGGAACAAGCTGAAGCCAAGGCTAAGCAAGAGCAGCAGAAACCACAAAAGACGGTCAATCCCATGGCTAACGGGGATATGTTTAGTTTGAACATGAAGCCACAAGTACCGCAGAAACGTACGGTACAGGTGGGTAACAACCCTGTGAATATGAGCCAGCAACAGCTGGATGTCGTTCGCAAGAATCCTAACGCACCATATGCACCCGAAATACACGCAGCAGCGAAGCTAGGGAAAGAGCCTACTAAGCTCGAAGCCATGAAGATTAAGATGGACCAGAATGCTGCTGACACTCGAAAAGCTAAGGTCAACAGCGCCAAGGCAAGTATGCTCGCTAACCAGATTGGTGGCGTGCTTCAGGCTGTACCACGTGAAACAGCTAACTTGCCTGCATTCGGAGCTGACATCCTCGGATGGGCTGGTATCAACAAAAAGGGCATGAAGCAGTTCTCTGAAGACTGGACTGCACTGACCGATGAAGGCTTCAATCAACTGAAGATGCCAGGCGGTAAGTCATACAACGAGGTGCTCCAGGACACTGAACGTGCCCAAGATGCTAACTTTAAAGCTATCTACGAAAACGGCGGTAGGCTTAACGAAGCAGAAATGGGTAGCTTGGCCTTTGCGGAAGGTCTTGCTTCCCTTGTTAGCCCTACCGAAGCTGGAGTAGGTATTAAAGCCGTTAGTAGGGTCAGTCGTCCTGTACAGGAGTCCAAGATTTTCGGTACAGCTGACACGATAGGTGAGTCTACTCGTCTTCGCCAGATTACTACTGAAGCGGAGCGTGTAGCCCAAGAAGCTGAGGAGGCCACGAGTCGACTACCTGACCAAGTGCAGATTGAAAAGCAAGCAGCTGAAGCTGGTCGTATCGACGATGGTGTCAGTAGCCCGTCACGTGTAGAGCAGGTACAGAGTAACCTGACCCAGCACGTCGAGCAGCAGAAGGCTGAAATTCAAAGTCGCTACGAACGTACACTTATGGGCCTAAATGAGCTAGCTGATTCCATGACTCCCCGCCCACTAGCTACCCAGTTAGCTGGTACTCCTGACCCTATGATGATGGCCCGACAGGCAGATGCCCCCTCATTTGACCCCCCACAACAGCTCACTCCATTGGATGACTTAGCGGTCCCAAGTAAGACCCCAATAGCCCAGGCTATGGACTCCCCTAATGAGGCTGCCTCTAAGGCTGCAGCAGACGCTGCTCCTGCCCCTGCACCTGAGAACGTGGTAAAGACTCGCACCCTGGAAGACATGGACGACGCAGAAATTGCTAGGCGGTTCAACGGCGCAACCCGTGAACAAAAGATGGCAGAACGTGAGGCTGCTCTGGCTGAACGAGAAGCTGAGAAAGCAGACAAGGCTGAGCGAGCCAAGGCTAAAACAGACCGCAAAGCTCAACGAGCTGCAGCCCAAGAGCAAGCAGCCATCGACGCTGGTGAAGCACCTGCTAAGACCGACCTATTCGCTGGTAAGAGGCGGACTACTGCTGGTGCCCCTGCTGAAACGAAGCCTTCGAGTAAAGCTGCCACAAAAGAACGCCAGGCTCTAGAAGATAACTTCAAGAGTGTACTCGACGGTGGCAAGACACCTGATGATGTAATCGCTTCGTTCAAGGACTGGTTGAAAAATCCAGATAATCCACGTTTCGTTCCACAGGTAGAAGCAAACATAGCGAAACTCGAAAGGCTGAAACAATTACGGGACGGTACGCCTGCTCCTAAGACGGCTGCCAAGAAGGACCTATTCGCTGGCAAACGTCGTGATGAAGCTCCTGCTAAAGAAGCTCCTGCTAACAAGGAAAGTAACGGCTGGACTACTACGAAGAACAAAGATGGTGAAAACGTAGACACCAAGACTTACGACTCATTCACTGGCGGTACTGTAACGAAGAACGTCACCCACTTCAAAACTGGTGGTACTATGTCGAAGTACACGGCTAACAAAGCTGGTGGTAAAACCAGAGAGTTCACCCGCTTAGGTGATGCTAAGAACTGGTTGGCAAAGCCTGCTAATGACCTGCCTAGCACCGCTTCGGTACGCCTGTCGAAGGAGCAGAAGGCTCTCGATACTCGTAGGGCAGAGAACGCTAAGACCGTTAAGGCAGCTGACCCAGTCGATGACGACATCCCAACCCCTGACGACGTAACTGACTTCTCAGCCCCTAAGACCACTGCTGACAACAAGAAGGACCTATTCGCTGGTAAGAGGCGTACCACTAAGGATGCCAAGGGTACTGGTCAAAAGCACACTAGCTCACCTAACCAGGGTAAGACTAAGTTCGTCGCTGGTGCTAAGGGCGTAGAAGCTGAAAAGCCATCGAAGACTCCTACTGAGAATAAGAACATATTTACTGGCGAAGGCGACAGCCCGCAGAAGAAAATGACTCAGGCTCAACGTGACGCAGCCAACAAACTGGGACGTGAAAACAGGAAGAAAGCTAAGGCCGAAGGTAAAGACAAGGTCGCAGCCAAGAAGCTCACAAGCGCACGTGCTCGTCAGACCGTCGGTGAAACTGGTGACGAAGGTACGACTGCTGCTACGGCACGGGCGTTCACCGCTCACAATACGAAGATTAACATCGCCAAGGAAACGGCTGATGCTGCTGCTACGGTTGAAAAGGTATCTGACAATAAGATACTCCAGTTCGCTGAAGACACGCTGACAGATGGCAAGACCGCAGACAGCCCGCAGTATATGTTCATGGCTGAAGCTATCGTTAAACGCCTCGACGTTATGCGCCGTGAGGGCAAGATTGACTACGACGACATGATAAACGTCGCAGCCAAGCTGGAACAGAGTCTGGCACTCAGGGCATCCAAGTCTGGTCAAACCCAGCGTATTACCCGTGAACTGTACAAGAACGTCCCTGCTCCGATACGGGTGAAGAAAGAGCTGGAGAAGATGAAGGCTCACTTCGAAGACGTACTCAAGAAGGAGTTCACATACACGAAGGCTGATGAAGCTGAATTACTGAAGCACACCGATGCCTTTGATAACGCTGCTCAGAAGCTTGAAGGTGCTGAGGCAAAGATGGACACGACGATGTCCAAGATGCTCGACCCTGAGAACAAGCTCTCTGACGCTGACCTGGACAAGCTCGACGCTGAGTTCAAACAGGCAGCCGAGACACGTAAGCAGGCTCAAAAGGATGCTCTTAAAGCTAGCCAGGACTACAAGGCTAAGATGGACAGTCTTAAACCCCCACTTACTGGTAAAGAGAAGTTCCAAAACTGGGCCCTAGGCGCACCTGACTCAATGGGTAACTACCTACGTATGTCGATGCTTTCAGCCCCATCTGGACGTATTCGTGACGTGTTCTCTACCACCTTCAACGTAGTAGACCAGGTAGCATGGCGAACAATTGAAGCGGTAACTGGAAAGCTATTGAACAAGACTACTGGTACCAACCTCTTATCTAGCATGGGAAGCAACGCTTCACGCAAGAAGGGTACACTTGGCTCTTGGGACAAGCTAAAGGCATCGTGGCGGGGTGAGTACACCCTGGACGAAGCTACTGGCCGTGCTGAAATGAACGACCGTTCTGAGCTTAAAGGCAAAGACAGTATCTACGTATTCGGTAACAAGGTGCCTACCAAATCAAAAGGTGGAATGGTTCGTGGCGCACTCGGTCTTCCAAAGAAGCTGGTCACCACTACGGTGCAGGCATCAACCGACCTTTCGTACGGTATCTATACTGACCGCTTGTACGCTAACGGGCTTAAGGCTGCCAACGCTGCTGGTCTTACTGGCAAGCAAGCTAAGAAGTACGCTGAAATGTACATGGAACGTCCTGACCTGAACGGCCGAAAAGACGCTGCTCGCATCTGGCTGGAGAACTCTGGTATGCACGATAACTTCATTAGTAAGAACCTTACTCGGTTGACTGACGCTCTCGATACCGCTGGTAGCGGTAAGGGTAAGGGTAAGGGTAAGGGCGATACTGAATCTGTAAAAGTTCGTTTTTTGAAAAAGGCAGTCGCTCGTACAATACGCACCACTACAATCCCGTTCGTCCAGTACCTTGGTGGTGCGACGCACGCTATGTTTGTACACCAGAACCCAGTCGTAAACTTCAGTAAAGCGATAGCAGCTGGTGTCAGAAAAGACCCTCAAGCAGCTATCGAGAACCTCTCAAGGGGTGGTTGGAATACCGTCAAGATAGGTACGCTTACAAGCTTGATTGGTGCTGGAGTGCTCGAAATGAGTGACACCGACGCTGACGGTAAGTCCCAATACAACGGACCATACGTCGTCCACAACGGTACATATGTCCCAGCCAGTACCTACGGTATCGCTGCAGGTTCCGCTATCATCAGTGCTCACTACATCCAAAAGGCTCTCGATAGCCTACAGGAAGGTGACATTGCAGGAGCGATGGCTAACTCTACTGTCGGTCCTTGGTGGGCTACGCTCCAGGCATCTGGTATGGACAATATGCTCTCTGGTTCTACTATACTGGCTGGACTCCCAGCTAGCTTAAGCCAAGTCGCACAGAACAGCAGCAAGAGCGCTACCGATATAGCAGCTACCATTACAGGTGGTGTAATCGGGGACATCGGTACCCAGGGTGTACCAGCTATCCTTCGTGACATTGACGCATTCCTCAACAAGGACCCGAACTACAACCCGACTGGTGAGGCACCTGACACGTCTGGTAAGGACGCAAACGGTAGGGTAAATCCTATCCAGAAGGGTATCGCCCAGGTAAAAGCTGGTATCCCATTCCTATCCGCTGACCTACCTCGTAAATCTGGTAAGCAAGCTAAGTCATTCACTGACCGTATCTTTAACGCCAATACTCAATCGGAGCAGCAGGCTGCAGCGGTTAAGAAGACTGAGACCGAGAAGCAGAACACGATTACCCGTGCCAACTCATTGTTCGAAGACCCAGACATCACGTCACTACTGTCAGACGAGCAAAAAGCTATCCACGACAAGTACAAGGGCAAGCTCGATAATGCCTCGAAAGAGGACATGGACAAGATGTGGAAGGGTGTCAAAGACTCCAAAGACAGGCTCATGGATGACGGCAAGTTCACCGCTCACGGTAAAATCCTGAGGTACGAGCTGGAAGAAATGAAGGCTGCCGGTAAGAGCAGTAGCGTCGACATCGCCAAGCACGAACGAAAGACTATCCGTTCAGAGCTGGCTGGTAAGAACAACATTAGGCCTGACATCTTCCGAATGTACACTGGTGACGACACGGCCGAAGGTGGTGGTATCTCCCAGTCTGAGTTCAACAAGATGGTTGACCCAGACGACCCAAGCTACACGCCAGAGGGTCACGAAATCGCTAACCTATTGGCTCAGCTGGACGCTATATATACCGAAGCTGGTGTCAGCTCGAACACCAATGGTGTCGACCCTTGGAAGAGTAAGAAGTACAAACTGCCTAGTGACTACGCTGCTGAAAAGGCTGCCAAGGGCGGTGGTGGCGGAAGCAAGAACCTGATGGCAACTGACGTCGGTATCCTGAAGATGATGGAGACCGAAGATGGTGGTAACGGACTGAAGTACAAGACGGTAAGCGGTGTGCCAAACATCATGGCTACTACCCCCCGAAAGAACTTCAAGAAAACTATTAGCATCAAGAGGGGGGTACAGCTATAATGGACTCAAATAGGGGAGCGTAATGGAAGAACAAATATACGATTTAGGCCAAAAGATTTACCTTACGCTCAACGGCGTCTACAACGATGTCACTGGTGACGAACGGGACCTGTTCGTCAACGAGACAATCGACTGGACAAACCAGTACCTGGAAGAGTTATCCCTAGAGGCTGACTGGTCATACCTACGCACCCAAGGAGCTACTCTGGGCACCGTACTCACCACCACCACGGTGAGTGCACTTCCTGCGACGATAATGCGCCCAGTATACGACTGGCAACGTCCAGTGGTTATGACTAAGCTAGATGGCCAAAAGGTCGTCTGGCACCTGGTCAAACCTAACCTGCTCTACAACGCAAGCGAAGGTGGTATCCAGCAGAACCGTGTCGCCCTGGTCGGTCGCACATTGAAGTTCTCACGACCGTTCACTGCGGACGAAGTCGGCGCCACAATCGCTGGTGACGTAATCAGCAAGTTCACTCCAATCAGCCTGTCGAGCACAGCCTCACTAGACCTGATTCAACCACAGCAACTTATCGTACTTGGTGTCGCTAAAAACCAGGTCCTTCCAGACGTGGTCAACAACACCCTTACCGCCAACTACGACGTGAAGTACCAACGGCTTCTGCGTAAGGCAATCGAGCTGGACGGAGCCTCAACTGGCCTCGACGTACTTGAGACTGATGACCTTAGCTTCGTAGGTGGAGTCTACTAATGGACAGGGACAAGATGCCTGCGGTTAAACCCCGCAGCATTCAATCATTAGACATCGTTTCGATGGCAGGTGGGCTCGACGAACGTGGCGACTACGACGTAGCGCCTAATACTTTCGTGTTCGGTCGTAACGTCATGCCTGACCAACGTGGACTGCTTACTCAGCGGTACGTGAAGAAGCGATGGCTACCCGACACCGTCGGTCCTGTTAACCAGATTTACGGAGTCGTCCACGATGACGGTCTGTATTACTTCACGGCTGACGCTGGCAAGATTAAGTACATCCAGGACGGTGATACCGCTTGGACGAACTGTGGGGGGTCTAACAGCTTCACTAACAGCCCTACAGCAAAGACGACGTTCGTACGTGTTCTCGATAAGGTAATCGTCATCAACGGCGTCGACAAGATAGCCTACGTAGACCTGACGAATATGAACATCGTGAAGTTCACGGCTCTGACGAACCCACTGAACGCACCGACAATCACACTTACTGGTTCTGGTATCACGGGTAGCGGTAACTTCAAGATTTACTACGGTATCTCATTCAACTCCACTGTCGGTGAAACGAAAATCTCACCTATCTACGGTGGTTCGAACACCATCAGCAAAGACCGTTACACCTGGAAGACAGATGGAACTGACTTTATCGACGTAGTACGTAACAACACCGCTCCTGTAGGTGCTGTTAGCTGGAACTTATATATGACTACCAAGGCAGCTGGTGGGACCATCCAGGCCTCAGATATGCTCCCACTATCGGTAGGTATAGACATAGCTACTACCACTTTCAGGGACAATGGTACCCTCCCAATAGACCTATCTAGGGGTAACGCTCCTGAGGACAACTCCACTGACGGTCCGACTGTTAAGTACGGTATTGAAACTGGTGGTAGGCCCATCCTTTACGGGGATGTAAATGCCCCCTATAACATCTGGATTGGTGGTGACGGTGAGCACGCACTAGACTTTAGCCCTAACAACGGTGGGTATAGAAGTGAGGTATCTAAGGGTACCAACTACTACCCTACTAACGTGGTCGGTTTCCGTAACGGCCAGGGTATCCCAAGCCTGACGATTCTGTTCTCGAACCCGAACGGGTTGTCGAGGCAGGCTATCTTAGAGCAGCAGACGGTGACGTTCGGGGACATCTCGTTTGTCGTATGGGGAGTCACAGAGCAGAACTACGGTTCGGCGGGTGTGGCAGCGCCGTACGGAGTGGCTAACTACCTAGGTGGCCTGTACTTCCCATCGACGGACGGATTCGTTCGTATGGATACGGAGGCGTCACTACAGAACGTCCTATCAAGTAAACGTATCAGTGACCCTGTCTACAAGACCGTGGGCACGATTAAGAACACCGCCTTGGAAAACATCGTGGTGGCTGCTTGGGACAACAAGATTATGTGGACCGTACCGTCTCGTGGCTACGAGAAGAACAACGAGATACTTATTCACGACATAACGACCCGTGAGAACCCTATTTGGTACAAGTGGGAAATCGCTTGCCAGTGGATTGGTGTTATCAGCCCGAGTGACGCTATCAGCTTCGTGTATGTCTGTGAGGACAACCATATTTACCGCCTCGTTAAAGGGTTCGTCGCAGCTGACGAGGACTCCAGTGGTGCATCGGTTCCATTCCCTATCGCAGCTCGTGGTGGTTTCTTAGGCCTGAACCAGGCTCACAACTCCTACAAGGCTGTCGTGCAGGTGGTATTCGACCTGGTGGACGTTATCGGTAAAGCCGACCTGACGGTATCGTACTTGAACAGGGGCAAGAAGCCACGCTCCAAGACGAAGCCTGTCGAGTTTAACTCTTATGCAACCTCATCTCTGGACGGTTGGGATAACCCCAACTACACTTACCCTAACGAGCCAGGTGCTTATGGCGGATGGGACACCATCGCTCCGCTATCTGGTGACTCATCAGAGGGTAAGGTCCGAAGCCGTTCGAAGCTGAGGATGAAAATAATAACAAACGAGTTGCAGTGGGAAATCGCCACTAACGCTACGGACGCCTCTTCATTCATCCTAAGGACCGTCTCTTACGAGGGTGTGGACCTGGGTAATAAAGTGGACCTAAGATAGGGGTAATAAGGTATAGTATGAGCATGAATGACGAGAACGAAAGCGGATTAAGTACCGTACAAAGGTACGTGTCTGAGTGGACTAAGTCTAGGGACTGGATTAAGAGGTATACAGCCGACTTCCGTGAGCTAGAAACCCTCGTAGACGCTATCTCACTTACCAGTACACCTAAGGCCCCATTAGTGGGTGACATAACCCTGGCAGCAGCCGTACGGCAGATACCCCGTCAGAGCGTCCAGCAACTACCTGTGATGTCGTTCGAAGTGAACGGCTCTAAGCGCTCAATCAAGGCTATCCTGATGAGCTGGGTCATTCGTCGCATCGTCTTTAACCAGGACTCATTCGGTACTGGTGTCCTATCCCGTGTCCAGCTAGCTGCTGAGTCTGCCTTTACGCACGGCTTCCAGATGACAATGGCAAGCTTCGGTACGAACCCTCACGATTACGGTGTGAACCTTCAGCTCGTGCACCACGCCGACTTCGCTGTCGAGCGAGGCATCCTCGACTTCTCTGACTCTGGCTTCTATACGATTCGCTCACGGGTTACTCGTAGCCGTGTTAAGGCAATCCTCAAGAAGGCCAAAGCCAACGCTAACGACACCACTTGGAAGATTAAAGAACTCGAAGACCTCATAAAGACTGGTCCTAACAGTAACGCTGGTTACGCCACTGAAGTGTCTGAGCTACGGTCTGACCAGGCACTTAACGACGCTGACGACACGTACGAGTGGCTTACACGCTACAGCGTCGGTCCGTACTACACGGTAGACGTGTTCGAAGCTCATACTGGTAAGCACCTACGTGAAGCTAAGAGTAACTCGAAGTTCGGTTACCCACGTATGCAAGGTCTAGTCATCGACCCAGCCCAGCTAACACCGTTCGGTGTCTCACGTGTCCGCCTGGCATCAGCCCCAGCTAACTACGCCAACATCTATCAGCAATCAACGGCACGTATGCTCCTGATAAACGCAGACCCACCGACGTTCGAACGTGGTGAGTTCATTGGCACGCCAGCTATGAAGCGACGTGCTCGTATCCGCTCTAACGACCCTAACGCTGAGTTCAAGGTCATGGAGATGTCTAACAGCACTCTGTCGCAGTACCAGCAGGTCCTGAAGCACACGAGCGACCAGGTACTGAACGTGATGGGTGTTACATCTGGCTCCGTCGGTGTCAGCGGTGGCGGTGGTGGTGCGTACGAGAACAAGGTGAAGACTGGTATGGAGAAGAACGTCTCCGACCTATCGACCGCTCAGGTCACGCAAATCGTTGAGAACCACTTACGTCAATTCGCTCTGACCGCAGCCGACCTGTGGGTTTCCGAGCAAGCCCGAGCCGACGAGGAAGTCGAAGTGATTATCGACGACGAAGCGAAGGACAACATCAACGAACTCGGTGAGTCTACTTTCGTACCAGAGCCAGTACTCGACGCTATGGGACAACCAGCCGTAGACCCTATGACTGGACAGCCTCAGATGACCAAGTACGAGCCTATGGTAGGTGACGACAACATCCTGATGATTAACTGGAAGCAATTCTACGACAGCATTAAGACCTGGACTGCAGACATCGACCTATCTATGGGCAAGGACCAGATGGACGAGAAGAAGCGTGCTGACCTACAAGACATCCATACTGTCATTAGCCAGACTGCTAACCCTAATGACCCTAATGACATGGCTATGAAGGCATCCCTTACTAAGGAACTGCTACAGACAGCCCTACCTGACACTGCTAATATAGCCAACAACAAGGCACTTACCATGCAGAACGCCACCCCATCACCAGAGCCTACGCAACCAGCACAGCCCCAGGGTCCACCCCAAAGCGTCTAGTTTCGCTAGAAAAACTGTTGACTTATACCCCCACCTTCCTTAGAGTGGGGGTTATGAGTACCCCACTTAACGAAGACCTTGATAACGATTTCGGATATGTTTCCCCCGCCGACTTCGATGAACCAGGTGACAAAGAAGACGACATCAAACACAAGGACGAGGTAGACCTACCTATCCTTGAAGAAGTGGTCCACTACCTGGACAAGCAAATCGCTAAGACTACGAATACCGACTCCCTGGCACCTACTGAAGACACCAAGGACATGACACTTGAGCAACGGTGGGCTGTACAACGTGAGCTCGGTCGTAAATTAGGACTAATTAAGGCAAGCATTACTGCTGTAATTGAAGGGATAGACGACAAGTATGACGAAACTAGAGGATAATACAGCACCCGTTGACGACGATGAAGTCGGTGGTGAAGACTGGGACAACGCATTCGACGAGTTCTACGAGGAGGAGTTGAAAGATGACAAACAAGACGATAGTGCTGATATGGATACTGATGGTGATAGCGATGATGACGCTGCTAGTGATAACGAATCGGTAGCTGACGACGACAAGGACGACAAAAAAAATTCAGACGACAAAGATGTTGTTCTGAATACCGATGACAAGGAAGAAAAGCCTGACCTAGCACCTGGCGAAGACCAACGCCAAGTCGTGAAGGACGCACTCAAAGAGGTGTACACGGAGCAGAACGCAGCCAACGAACGCATCAGCCAGTTAGCTGACGAAGCTATCTCGATGATACATCCTGAAGGTATCCCTGACCCCCGTACTGACTCTGATGGTGACCCTATCAAGAGTGCCAAAGAAGTAGAACAGCTCTACAACCCAGCTACTGGTGAGAACTACACCCCTGAAGAAGCCCGTGAATGGTTCGCTCAGGCGACTGCCAAGTACGAGGAAAACGTAAACTCAGCTTACGCAGAAGCCTCTCGTGTCGCTGAGGTGTCAATGAACCTCGATAAGGGTCGTGAAGCCGTTATGCGTAGCTACGGTGACTTCATCAACGAGAACCCTGACATCGCTCAGAAGGTACTATCCCGTTACATGGCTACGCTCAAGACCAAGGGTGAGGGTGAGAACGCTTACGTGGTAGACGCACCTGTCGACATCCTTGAGTTCTACAACGACGTTATGTACCCCTACGTCGAACTAGCCGAGAAGAAGAAGGAAGCCGACGAAGCAGCAGCTGCAGCTGAGGAAAAGAAGCAGGCGGACCTGAAGAAGGCCAAAGCACACCGTGACGAGTCCCGTGACTTCCCTACGAGTGTCGGTGACGACGCTACGAAGACTGGTGACGACATGGACTGGGACGACGCATTCAAACAATACTATGGGAGTAAATAGACATGGATAATTTCAAACTACCTGAACAGTACGAGTTCTTTAACGTGAAGACGGGGGAGACCCGTATCTTAAAAGCGACTGGCTCATACGCCAAGCACATGATTAACGGGTTCATCCTGTCATCTAACCTGTCACGTAACTCAAGCCGTGGACAGGACATGGGGTGGCGCTTAGCGAAGGACACCCTGCTAACCGTTAAGCAGGCACAACAGAACCAGATGATTATGCGTGAAATCGCAACCGCTAAGGGTGTGAACCCACGTGGTGTCCGTTTACCTGACCTGATTGAGTTCCTGGTCGACTCGTACAACAACCAAATCCAGGCGCAGGAAATCCAAGATGAAGAAATGCCACGCTTCCAAGCTGAATACGAAGCTTCGCTTAAGGGTACCGACGTAGCTGCAGCCCCTATCGACAGCGACATCATCACCGACGACACTGAATCAGCCCCTGTTTCGAAGACCACCAAGAAAGCCTAGTCAATGATTGCGGTCCCGCAACACTATACTCCGAGGGAGTATCAAGCTAAGTTCATGCGGGAGGTACGGGACCGCCGATTAGCGGTACTCTGTTGGGCTCGGCGTGCGGGTAAGGACCTTACCTGCTTCGCCTATGCCATTAGTCGTATGGTGGAGGAGCCTATGAACGTAGCCCTGATATTCCCGACAAAGGAACAGGGCTTCAAGGCGTTCTGGCAGAACATCGAGAACGATGGGTTCAAGACCATCGAGCACATCCCCAAGCAGTTAATCGCCTCCCAATCGAACACGAAAGACTCGATGCACATCACGCTGTATAACGGGTCTACTTTTATGTTGCTGGGTGCCAGTGACCCTGAGTCCCTACGTGGTGCCAACGCCAAGCTATACATTCTGTCTGAGTTCGTCGACATCGACTCTGAAGTGCTCAACGTTATCCGTCCTATTACGACGGTGAACAAAGGGCAGATTATTATCCAGTCGACACCTAAGCTGGACGGTATATCTGGCGGTGTATTCAAACGCCTATTCGATGGTGCCAAGACCAACGTGAAGCAATACGCCAGCTACATTCAGGCTACCCATTACCTGACAAAAGAGGAGCTGGAAGAAGTACGCCAGGAGTACATCCTGCAGAACGGTTCTGACTGGAAGTTCCGCCAGGAAATGATGCTCGATTGGGGTGCTGCAAGTGCTACTAGCTATTACGGGGATATTCTTGATAAGCTAGAAAAAAACGGCCAGGTGGGGGACCATCCGTACAACAAGAGCTACCCAGTGTTCACCAGTTGGGACCTAGGTGGGGGTGCTGACTCCACGGCTATTGTCTTCTGGCAGTACTATGACAAGGAACTGCATATGATAGATGCCCACGAAACCCACGTGATTAGTGACCCCGCATTGGTCAAGTTCGTACAGTCTAAACCCTACAATTACGGGTGGCATTTCATCCCCTGGGACGGTGCTAAGAGGGACTCAGATGCGGTCGCACGTATCCAGAAACTTCGAGACCTCGGGCTCGCAAACGCATCGCTGCTGCGTCGGACGAACGTGGAAGAGGGCATCAAGGGCGTTATCGAACTGCTGATGGAAGACACGACGACCATCCACAAGCCGATGATGGGCTGGGCAGTCGAGAAGATGAAGAAGTATTCCCGTAAGTTCAACGAGTTCACGGGTGACTATGAAGGTCCTGAGCACAAGACTGAGTCCCACTTGAACGACGCCGTCCGTTACACGTATGCAGCTATAGACCAGAAGTTCGATAGTGTTACGGGGGTATGTTACCTGATGGGTGGGGATGATGCGGTGGACTATAGACGCCCCGAAGATGACATAGGAATTAGGCTCTATAGTGGGATGTCTAACCACTCTGACGACTGGATGGACTCTGGGGACCCTATTGCAGACGCCTGGGATATATAAAGTACACCATTATTGCTAAATGCTATTGCTATCCCTACTGTAAGTGTATATATTTATAGGCATTAGGGGGGTACCCTGATATAACGGAGGAAAATTAAATGGCACTAGGCCGAGCAACACACAACCTGCTAGACCGCCCTTTGGCGATTAGCAGTGTTTTCACACCGTATGTTGGCGACACTGGTTACTCATTCACTGGACTGAACACAATTTATGTTCTGCACAATGAAAACGGTAGCCTTGCTACATACAACGAAGCAGCAGCTTCAGACGCATTCGGAACTGTAACACTTGCAGTACCACTCGAAGACGAATTGACCCTTGACTACAACCAGTCAATGATTAAGCGCATCCAAAGCACTCAAATCATGGACATCCCTGTAGACGCTTACGTCAAGAAATGGGTTGCACAGCAACTCGACCAGGTCTTCGTTCCTGCACACGATATTTACTCACTAGCTAAGCTCGTCGCAGCTCGCCCAGTTGGAAACAAGGTCGTTAGCGCCCCTGCTTCATGGACTGGTAGCGGTGACGGTACTGGCAAATTGAGCTTCGTAGTTGGACAAGCTATCACTACAGTAACTGACAAGGGTGGTGACACTAACCAGATGATTGGTTGGGTCTCAACAGCTTTCTTGAACAGCCTTAAGGCAGAAATCAGTTTCACTGGTTCTGACGCTGGTTACAACGACGCTAAGAACAGCCACTACCTTGGTAAGCACGATGGTGTAACGATGGTCGCTGTTCCAAGCACTTACTTCCCAGCAGGTGTTTCAGCAATCTTCGCTGACAAACGAGCCATCATCCACGTCAAACCTAAGCTTGACCCGAAGGGTAACGGTTACGTTCTCCTCGAAAAAGTCCCTGGTTTCAGTGGAGTCGAAGTTCAGTTGCGTGACCGTGGTGCGACATTCGTGTCGTCACAGAAGGCACGTAACGTTTCAACAATCGAAAACGCCTAAATAGCGTTCTAGAGGTACGTATAGAACCCCCCCCAAAACAGGGGGGTTTTATTTTGTGGACTTATAGGGGGCTAAGCTATAGAATTAAGGGTATAATGGCAGACATTTCAAACATTAGGGGTTCAGACGGGACAGGCTCCGCTGCGAAGGCGTCGGTGACGCAATCCCGAGCAGTCAACAACCCGACCATTACGGTAGACGGTTTGAGCCACTGGCCAGCAAAGTTCATCGCAGTAACAGGAACCCCTGACTTAGTCGCCAAGACAATCGTAACGAGCACGTTACAGGTCTTCTTCGGTCACTCATCAGGTAGCACAATAATTATCGACTCATTCGCACCTGGGTACACCGACAAGGGTAATGCCATCGGTGACATCGTCATCCTGAAGCCAACCACAGCGGGGCAGGATGAAATAGCCGACCTATTCGCACGAGCCCACAAGAACGACGGTTCTATCAAGCAAGTCGACGGTAACGCAGCAGGGCTGGTATTTTCAGCAGCAGCCACACAGCCAGCACCCGACCCAGATGGTCGCATAACCGTGTGGTTCGAGCCACTATAGGGAGATAAACAATGTCGGTAACTGGTTACGCAAGCACGGGAGCGTTCTTCAATACAGGTGTAGGTGTATGTAGGATACACGCTGAAATTAACTATGACTGGAGTAGGTGGGATAATACCGTCACCTTCAACAATACCTATGCTCGCATCAAGTACTACCGTGAGAGCGGTAGCTGGACTAGCTTCACCTACAACGCTGGGTGGGCTTGGAGGTTATTCGTTGATGCTGGGGTACTGCGTCGCTCTGACACGGCTAGCGGTACACGAAACGCTAACACTACCGAACAGATTGCTGCTGTAAGCGTATCGTACGGAGTCGCTGCTGGTACGACTGCTATCTCGGCACGTGTCGGTGCTTGGTTCTCAGGTGACCCTGAGACTTTCGCTAACCACACGCTCTACTTCGGTGCTGCTAGCGCCCCTGCAGGTATGTGGGTATCAGCTTCGGCTGTGACTGACACGACGGCCAACCTATACGGTAACGTCGACTACTGGGGCGATTACTCATCTGCTGGTAGCGGTATGCGTATCGAGTACTGGAAGACTGGTAGCGGTGTAATTAACCTGCCATTCAACACAGGTGGCTCTCACACTCAGTCTGTTACTGGGCTTACTCCTAACTCGGAATACAACGTAAGAAACTACGCAAGCAACGGTTCAGGTGTCGGTGCCAACGGTGGACCAGCTCTGTTCTACACGCTAGCTAACGCCACTGAGACTAGTAAGAACATACAAGCTGCGACTATTGCCTTCACCTTAGCGGTTGCTCAAGGTGCCCGTACTACGACCGCTAAGATACAGTACAAGAAGACTGGTGACGCTACTTGGCTAGACAGTCCTACTGGGGCTGGTGGTACACCTACTATCACGGTAAGTGGTCTGCTTCCTAGTACTAGCTATGACTACCGACGTGTCGTAACAACCAGCGATGGAACCTGGACTGGCTCGACTTCGACTGCGACGACGCTTCCCGCAGCGAAGCTCATCATGCCCGATGGCACGGTCAAGAACGCAATTCCACGAACGATACTTGGTGACGGTACAGTCTCGATGAAGAAAGTGAAGATACTCTAATGTCAGAGCCGTTGGATGCTCTGTATGCTTCCGATGGTGTGGCTCCTGCTGTACGAGCCACTATTACTGCTGACCGTCTTCCGACTGATATGGACATCATTACTGACAGTGTGGCGAACTGGCCCCACAAGGGTATCGCTACGTCAGGTACGCCCGACGATGAAGGTGTCATCATTCCTGCTACTGTATGCGTATTCACTTACGTGCTTACAGGTACCATTATTCACATTACAGGGTTTGCTCCTGGCTACTACGACGTAGGACACACCGAAGGCCAGATATGTATCCTCAAGCCTACTACCTACCACAACGACAGCCTGATAAAGGCAATCGAAGATAAGAGCAGTCTACCTGCTGGTGGTACGACTGGTCAGGTGCTGGCCAAAAAGACTAATACTGATGCTGACGTTCAATGGCAGAATATAGGGAGTGTATCGCAGGTAGTTAAAGAGGCGGTTACTGGTACGGTCAATGGGACTAACAAGACCTTTACGACCTTGCAACCCTATGTAGGTGGAAGTCTCCAGGTATATATAAACGGTATCGCTCAGAGCGGTTTCATTAGCGAAACGAACCCTGGTACAGGGGTCTTTGACACAGATATTGCACCATCTACGGGCGCAGACATACGGGTGGCCTACCATACGGCCACTAGCGCTACTTGGAACGCTGATACGCTAGATGGGTACCACCTAGGAGGGTTACTTGAGGCTATATATCCGATAGGAGCTGTATACTTATCAGGTTCTAGCTCTATGCCAGCAATAGTCGCATCAGTAGGTACATGGGTACGCCTAAAAGGCGTAACTATTGTAGGTGTCGATGAAGCCAAAACCGAGTTCGACACCGTGAATAAAACGGGTGGTGCTACGACCCATACACTTACGACAGCCCAGATACCTAACGCTCAAGGTCAGATAGTTGCTCACAGCTCTCGTTCATCATTCTGGCAACCATCAGGTGTATTCGGCGGTTCATCGTTGGCAGGTACTTACTCACCGCCGAGCGCAGCAACAGGTGGTGCAACTTCAATCTTTGAACTTAAGTTTAATAACGGTGGACAAGACCAACCACACAATAACCTCCAGCCGTACAAGACTAAATTCATGTGGGAGAGGACAGCATAATGGCGCAAAGAATAGATGTGTCGAAGCAGACAAAGAACCCATATATGTTCAGCGCCTATCGGTCTACCGATGTGGGAACGGCGGACGGGGGCCTTTATACGGTTGTTTATGATACTGAGCTATTTGATATAAGCAACAACTACAATAACGCTACGGGCGTCTTTACAGCTCCTGTTACTGGCTATTACCAGATAAGTTCTTCGGCCAAGATAGTCGGTAACACTGGTACAGCCTGGCTATGGAGCGCATCGACTGAACTAATGGTGAATGGAAACGCTGTCGATATGTCGCATCTGTACGTCTACGACCAGGGGCGCTTTACTTTTTACATAGCGAAGACGTCCAACCTTTACCTACTTCAAGCGGGTGATACCGTCAGCGTTCGGGCGTCTGGTGACACCCAGAATGGTACCAACTTTACAGTGGCTGGTGGTAGGGCTGTTACCTCATTTAGTGGGTTCCTTACTACCCCTGCTTAATATCACCCAAAAAGTGGTAATATAAGGCCAGAATAATTAACGGAAAAATAGGGTAAAAATAGGATGAACTTCGACGCTATACTCTCACCGTATGGTTTGGCAGGATTAGTCATCTTTACCCTAGCTGTAACGGTGGTGGCTCTGGTAAGATATATCTTGAAACAGAACGACAAAATCGAGGTATTAAATAACGCTCGGCTAGCCGATTCTGAAGCTCGTCGCATCGACGCAATCACGGTCGCTCAGCAGAACACGACAGTTTTGCAAGATGTTTCACAGAACATGGCTATACTTAGTGAGAAGATAGTAATAGCAAAATCAACAGGCAGGAGCAGGTAATGGGTCTTTTCCGAAAGAAACCAACAATCACCATACCCCCACGCCAGCCCGTGGTAGTATCTATCGAACCTCACGAAAGCGCTCGTAAAGAAGCGTTTGATGAAGCAACTAAAATCAACAAGAGGCTTAATACCCTCTTGGTAGAT